GTATAATGGCATACGCTAGCGGTAAAAATGCTTGGGGTATATCTGATCGGTCTGGTCGCCGTTACCGTCTTCGTGAGATGAAGGTGGAGTGGACGGGGGCCAAGGTTGGCCCAGACGAGTTCGAGCCTAAACATCCGCAGTTGTATCCACCCAAGGCGTATCCAGATCCGCAGGCTTTACGAGATCCTCGTCCTGAGACGCAGCTTTCCGAGCAACGGGCAGTGCAGTGGGGCTGGAACCCTGTGGGATTTAACTATCAACCAGGGATTTCTCCTGACAACGAATTAGTTGCTACAGGTTCTGTAGGAACAGTAGTGGTGGTGACAACATGAGTTTTACATATGACGAGCTAAAACAAGCTATTCAAGACTACACAGAAAACTCGGAAACCACTTTTGTGAACAATCTTCCTTTGTTCATCCGAGCATCTGAGGAGCGCATTTTAAAAAATGTGCAACTTGACTTGTTCCGACGCAACCAGACGGCAACTTTGACTGCATCAAACGCTTTCCTCAATTGTCCTAGCGACTTCTTGGCTCCATTCTCTTTGAGCTACACCGTTAACGGGGCCAGAGAGTTTATTGAGTTCAAGGATGTGTCGTTTGTTCAGACATACACCCCTAACACTGCGACGGAAGGAACACCTAAATACTACGCTCAGTTTGACGTTGAAAACTTCTTGGTGGCTCCGACTCCAGATGTAAACTACGCAGTCGAACTGCACTACCTGTACCGCCCTGCCAGTTTAACTGCGGGTGCGGGGTCTGGTACGACGTGGATCAGCATTAACGGAGAGTTAGCTCTTTTGTACGGCGCACTTGTGGAGGCTTACATCTTTATGAAAGGTGAGCCGGACGTTATGCAGCAATATAACCAGCGGTTTAATGAGTCGATAATTGGACTCAAGATGCTGGGCGAAGCAAAAGAAACCACTCAAGAGTACCGAGTCGGTAAGGTAATAAGGGATAAACAGTAATGTTTAAGGTAGATGTAAGTGTCCCAGAAGAACCTTTCTTGGTTGTAAAGACCACGGAGAATAGGGGTTTTACCCCTGACGAAGTTGCGGAACGCTGTGTTGAAAAGTTGATTAGTGTATCTGACGGGGCTCATCCTGCGATACGAGATCAGGCCAAGGCGTTTCAAAAACACATGGAAAAGGTCGTTGCATTCTATATGAGAGAAGCTATTCGCAGTGACCGCACAACTGTGTATAATGCCCTAAGAGAAGCTGGGCACCCTGAACTGGCTGACGCAATAAGGAGACTTTAAAATGGCGATCACACAAGCAATGTGTACGTCTTTCAAGACAGAATTACTTGAAGGCAAGCACGACTTTACCAACGGACAAGACACCTACAAGCTGGCACTTTTTACAAGTGCTGCTACGCTTGATGCAACCACGACCGATTACTCGACTACGAACGAAGTGACGGGTACGGGTTATACCGCAGGCGGCGGAACCTTAGTAAATGTAACACCAACATCTTCTGGTACAACGGCGTTTACTGATTTTAACGACCTGACTTTCTCAGCGTCTACAATTACAGCAAACGGCGCTATGATCTACAACACTCAGACGGGTGGTGGTAGTGGCACGACAGATGCTGTTGTTATTTTGGCGTTTGGTTCGGATAAGACTTCGACAAACGGTGATTTCACTATTCAGTTTCCAACTGCCGACGCGACGAACGCCATCATCCGTATAGCCTAAGAGGTAACTCCTTATGGCGGCAATTACTGGATGGGGCAGAGGAACTTGGTCTCAAGGCCCTTGGGACGCACCTATTCCGGTCATTGTTACGGGAGAGGCCGCTACAGGTGCGGTTGGTTCTGTCACAGTTGTTGGTGTTGCGAACGTCCCAGTTGTCGGGCTTGCTGGCACTGGCGGCGTTGGTTCTGTTGTTGTCACAGCAGATGCTAACGTCAATGTAACTGGAGAGACCGCCACTGGCGGCGTTGGTTCTGTTGTTGTCACAGCAGACGCGGTTGTTGAACCTACAGGTCTTGCTGGCACGGGCGGCGTTGGTTCTGTCACAGTTGTTGCCGACGCACTTGTTCAACCCACAGGCGTTGCTGCAACAGGCAATGTTGGTTCTGTCACGGTTGTTGCCGAGGCTAATATATCCGTCACAGGTCTTGCGGCAACTGGAGAGATTGGCTCGGTTGTTGTAGAGGCTGAAGCAAATGTCCCGGTTTCTGGCTTGGTTGGCACGGGCGGCGTTGGTTCTGTCACGGTTGTTGCCAAGGCTCTTGTTCAACCTACAGGCATACAAGCGGCGGGTGAAGTTGGCACGGTTGTAGTCACTTCTGATGCGGTTGTATTCCCAACAGGCATTGCTGCCACAGGCGAACTTGGCGATGTTGAAGTCGGCATTCGTGTCATTGTTCCAGTAACAGGGTTGGAAAGTACAGGAAATGTTGGTAGTGTAGTTGTAGTAGCTGACTCAAATGTGTCAGTTACAGGACTAAACGCCACTGGAGAGGTCGGCGCAGTATTTGTTTGGAGCGAGATAGATCCGAACCAAAATCCGAACTGGACAGGCGTATCGCCGTCACAGTCTCCAAGTTGGTCCGAAGAAACTCCGTCTCAAGTACCTGGTTGGACCGATATAGCGGCATAGGAGAAATGAATGCCTAGTACATACACACCTGCCAACGGCATTGAGCTTATCGCTACTGGCGAGCAGTCTGGTGCGTGGGGCGATACAACAAACATTAACCTTCAGATTGTTGACCGCGTCCTTACGGGTGTCGGCACGATAACGCTTTCTGGAACCACGCACACGCTTACCACCACGGATGGAACACTATCTGACGGTATGTATAAAGTTTTGGTTCTTAGCGGCTCGCCGTCTGGCACGAACACTATTACGATCTCTCCTAACGACGCTCAAAAAGTTTACTTTGTGTACAACAACTCCGGCCAGTCTGCGATATTTACACAAGGTTCTGGGTCAAATGTCACGGTGGCTAACGGCGACACCAAGTTAATTTACACAGATGGTGTAGGCTCGGGGGCTTCGGTTTTTGATTTCTCGGCTAATTTGGCAATGTCCTCTGTAAACATTACTGGCGGTTCGGTTACGGGTATTACAGACTTGGCAGTAGCGGATGGTGGTACGGGTGCTTCGACTGTTTCAGGGGCACAAACAAATCTAGAAGTTGACCCGGCTGGCACAGCCGTGGCTCTGGCAATTGCGTTGGGTTAGGATAGACAATGGCAAATACGTTTAAAAGAAAACTCTCTCGGGCTATAGGCACTTCGCTTACGGCGGTAGGAAGCTACACGGTTCCAAGTTCCACATCGACCACGGTCATTGGCTTAGTGGTTTCGAACATAACCGCGTCTCAAGTTTTGATTACGGCGACAGTTAACGACGGATCGAACGACACGAACCTTATTAAGGACGCCCCGGTGCCCAGCGGCGGTGCGATTGTTATTGTTGGTGGCGATCAAAAAGTTGTTCTTGAAACTTTGGATAGTGTTAAAGTAAAATCAGACACGGCTTCTTCTGTTGACGTAGTGATGAGCATTCTGGAGATCACCTAATGGCATATATCGGGAACCCCCCAGCGGAAGCGTACACGAACACCGTGAAGGATAGCTTTAACGGCGACGGTTCCACAGTAGCCTTTACCATGTCTCAACCCAGCGTCACGAACGATGTTCGAGTTGTTGTTGAGAACGTGATTCAAGACCCGACGGTCGCGTACAGTTGTTCGGGAACTACTCTTACGTTTACGTCAGCGCCTCCGAGTGGCACGAACAACATCTACGTTGTGCACTTGGGTCCTGCTGTTATGACGACGGTTCCTCCGAGCGAGATTGCGAGTGCGACTACGTTTGCGTCTGATGTCACGGTTCAAGGTGCGTTCACCTCACAGGGCATTGATGATAACGCTACTAGCACAGCTATTACTATTGACAGCTCAGAGCGGGTAAAATTTGGTACAACAAGTAATACTCCTGCATCAGCAGGTGTAGCGGGTATTGTCTTCGGAGATAACACCGTTGGAACTCCAAAAGTTGGCGTTGCTTCATTTAGTAGCGACGGGGCTGCGCCTGTACTACTGACCCGACTCAATAGCGACGGTAACATTCTTGGGCTTGCCAAAGACGGCTCCACTGTGGGGAGTATTGGGAGTTATTCTGGGTCTTTCCTAAAGATACAATCAGCAGGTAATCAGTCAGGTACACTTTACGGCACTACTGCGCATTATCCACTTAAAAACGATGCGCTAAGTGATGCTGATATTGACCTTGGTGGAACAAGCAACCGCTTCAAAGACGCTTACCTATCAGGCGGTGTCTACCTTGGCGGGGTAGGGTCGTCCAATCTGCTGGATGACTATGAGGAGGGGACTTGGACGCCTACTTGGACTTCGTCAGGTACAAATCCAACTGTTTCATACAACGCTCAAATTGGCAAATATACAAAAGTTGGCAATAAAGTTTTTGCATGGGGGGGAATAAGTGCCAATCCCACTGGAGCTGGGACGGGTTCTATTTTTCTGAATGGATTACCTTTTAATCCAAATACATCAGCAGAAATAGCGGGTGGTCAAGTTGGTCTTTGTGATCATTTCGATAGTGGATATACTCCTCTGGTTATACATGCAGATAATAATAATATCTATTGTTGGCTGTATTATTCAACTTCTCATGGAGGATATA